GGGTGCTTCAGGATGCCAAGAATGCGCTCGATGGGCATAGCGGCGCGCTCGGCCTCAATCGTCAGCAGACGATCATCGCGCAGTCCGCCGTCCTTCGCTTCACCGACGCGATCATCGCCGGCCGCAACCCTCTCACCGCGTTCGCGCTGGAGGCGCACAAGGGCGTCGAGGTGCTGTCGACGGACAACGAAGGCATGGCTGGCGGGCTCGCCAAGGTCGCCGGGCTCATCAACCCGGTCACCATCGGCATCGCCGCCATCACCGCCGTGATCGCAATCGGGACCGCTGCATGGATCAGCTATGCCGACGCGATGGCAAAGCTCGAGACTATTGCTGGCGGCGCCGGCGCGGTCATCGGCGTGACGGGGCAGGCGCTCGAACAGAATGCCGAAGCTGCTGCATCGGCTGGCGTCCTGACGGTCGGCGCCGCGCGGAAGATCGAAACCGGCTTCGTCGAGATGGGCGGCATTGGGTCCGGCGTCCTGACCGGACTGACCAAGCTGACCGCCGACTTCGCAGCATCGACCGGCCAGACGAGCGAGCAGGCCGAGCAGGCGCTCGGCAAGATATTCCAGGACCCCATCAAGGGCGCCGAGGAACTCGCCTCACGCTATGGCACTCTCTCGCAGGCGCAGGTCGAGCAGATCCGGCATATCGAGGACGAGAACGGCGTCTACGCCGCTCAGGCGAAGCTGCTCGACGATCTGGGGCCAGCATTCGACGGCGCCGCGAAGCACGCCGAGGGGCTGAAGGCATCCTTCGACGACATCAAGTCGTCGATCTCGGAAGCATGGGCGAAGCTCGGTGGGTTCCTGACCGGCGTCACTGATGCGACCCCGGCCGCCCAGCGCCTCCAGCAGCTACTCTCCGAGCGCGCGAAGTTGGGCGACACCTTCGCGCCCGGCCTCAGTCCCAACTTGATCAGCAGATTGCCGATGCGCAGGCGCAGATCACGCGTGCCCAGGCGAACGCCAACGCCCAGTCGAATAAGTATGCGCAGGACGCATTGAAGGCGGGCACGGGATACACCGGCTATGATCAGCGCCGGCAGCTTGAGGAGCAGCGCGACACGCTCTCGCGCGCGCTGAACGATCCGAAGACGGTTGCGCAGTATCAGGCCACCGGCCAGTTGGGCGAACAGCGCGAGGCGCTCGAAGCCTATACCCGCGCGATCAACACCTTCCTCGGCCCGGCCGAGAAGAAGCGTCTCATCGATCAGGACGAGGCACGTCTGGCGCAGTCTCGCCGTCAGGGGCCGCAAGCCGTCGCCGCCGCCGGGCGGCAGCTATCGATCGATCAATCGCGCGGCGTCGTCGAAACCGACGCCGACGCCCAGGCCGATGCGGCCGCAAAGGGCGAACAGTCCCGCGCGCGACTCGACAATGCGGCGGCCAAGCACGCCGCTACGCTCGCGCGTGAAGCCGACTCTATGCGCGCCAATGCAGCCGCTGCGCTGGCGGCGGCGTCTGCGTATCTCCAGAGCGCGTCGGCCGGCGAAGATGCCGAAGCCCGCCAGAAGGCCGCGACCGATGCGGTGAAGTCCGGGATCTCGGTCGATGACCAGTATAGTCGCCAGCAGGCGCTGAACGTCGCGAACGCCATCAAGGAAGGCGACAAGCAGACCGCGCAGCTTCGTGACGAGGCCGCCGCCCGCGAGCACATCCTCGGGCTCGTTTCCAGCGGCGCGCTTTCGGCCGGGCAGATGAACGATGCGCTGGCAGATGAGACCAAGCTGCGCCCGCTGATCATCGCCCAGGCGCAGGCGCAGGGCGATGCCATCACGGCCGCCACGACGGCGGTGAAGGCGCATACGCAGGCACTGAAGGATGACCGCGCCACCCAAGAGGCGATGGCGGCCGTGCAGGGCAAGTTCGCCAACGACAATACGGCGGCCGGCTCGCGCGACGAAGCGGAGTTTGCCAGCGATCAGACCGGCAAGGGCCGGATCGAGATCGCGCGGCGCGCAGCCGAGCGGGATGCGGCGCAGCGGTTCGCTGGCCTTGCGGCGAACGATCCTGCGCGGACGGGTTTCGTTCAAAGCTCTGTCGACGCGACTAGCGCCGGTCAGGACGCTGCCCGCGCGAAGACGCTCGCCGACATGGCGAACAGTCAGCGTGATCAATCCGAGCAGCTAAAGGCCCAGATAGGACTGGTCGGGCAAAGCGCGGCAGCGCAGGATCAGGTACTGGACAAGCTCCGGCTCGAACAGACATTGCGCGCCAACGGCGTCGATCTGTCCGGCGAACTTGCGCAAAAATTGCTTGCCGGGAGCGCCTCCGAAGATCAGCTGAAGGCGCACCTGCAGTCGGTCACGTCCTCGTGGCAGGAGTTGAACCAGTTCGGTGACAACTTCGTCGACACGGTGCTCAATCCGTCGAACTGGTCGAATTTCGGCGACATGGGCAAGAAGGTCCTCGCCGATCTTGAGCAGGAGCTGATCAAGCTCGCCGCCATCAACCCGCCGAAGAACATGCTGTTCGGGGAGAGCAATCCCACTCTCGGCAGTATTGGCGGTCTGCTCGGCGGAAAGTCGGGCGGTGGTCTCGGCGGGATCGGCGGCCTGCTCGGCAAGGTGTTCGGGCATGGCATCAATCTCAGTTCGCTCGACAGTCCCGCTCTCAACATCGGCGGAGACGTGCCGAGCAGCATGGCGGTGTCGCAGATCGATATGACTTCATTCCTGCCGCATTTCGCGGCGGGTACGGAGTATGCGCCCGGTGGTCCTGCCTGGATCAATGAGAACGGGCAGGAATTGGTCGATCTGCCTCGCGGCGCCAAGGTCACCAACGCGGCGGACACGCGCAGGATGCTGTCGTCAGGCGGCCCGACGCGTGGCGGCGACGTGCATATCTACGCGAACGACGCAGTGCTTACCGAGACCGTTCGAGGATGGGTGAGCGAAGGTATGCGGCAGGCGGCCGCTCAGGGCACCGCCGGTGGCGCACAGCAGGCAACACGCGCCGCTGCGGTGCAGAAGCGCCGATCCCTCAGCCAAGGCCAGTAACGCATGTCGATCGAACTGCCGCAGCCACGGCTGCCACAGACGGCCACGCCTCGCTTCCTTGATTTTGGTGGTATCCTCACGCCACCCGGCGGCGGCAAGGCACAGCAGCTGATCCGGCCCAGCCGGTTCGCACTCGTAGTCAATTATCCTCGGCTCAAACCGGAGCCCGACGGCCGAATCCTGATGTCCGCCATCCGGCGGGCGAAGCTGGAGGGCGCGCTCTTCCCGGTGCCGGAGCCTGGTATCCCCGTCGTCGCCTACGGCAACCCGCAAGTGAACGGCGTCGGCCAGACCGGCATGTCGCTTCAGTTAAAAGGCCTTACGCCCGCCATCACCATCCTCGACGGCAAGTTCTTCTCGATCATCTTCGGCGGACGTCGCTATCTCCACCATGCGACCGCCGACACCGTCGTGACCGCAGGCGGCAGTTGCTTGCTGCCGATCTTCCCCATGCTGCGTATCGTGCCCAACGACAGCGCGACGATCGAGCTTGCGAAACCCTATATTGAAGGGTCGCTCGACGGGAACACCGTCGATGTCGAACTTGCCATCGCCAAGGCCACGCCAGCAGCCATCACCATCACCGAGATGGGCTGATGACGAGTTTCTCGGCACTTAACGACCAGGCGCTTCAGCAGCCGCAGGTCATGATCGTCGGCCTGTGCGAGATGCAGCTGCCGAACAATAACGTGCTGCTGATCGACACCTCGGCTGTCGCCAAGGTCGGTGCAAAGACCTTCTCCGGGTCGGACGCCACTTTCGGTTCGCTCTATTCGCTATCCGACTTCACCGACGGGACAGGCGACCAGGCGCCCGGCTTCACGCTGACCCTCGCACCCGCGAGCGATGCGGCGGCAATCGCCTTGTCGGCGCCTTCGTTGCAGGGATCGCCCGTTATCCTTTCGCTCGGCATTCTCGTGCCGGCGACCGGCCTGTTCGTCGACACGCCCGAGCTGATCATCTCGGGCTCCATCGACTATCCGACCCTGCGCGGCGGTGAGCATAGTCGGCTGCTCGATCTGGAGGTCACGGCCGACACCGAACTGTTCTTCATGAACAACGATGTCGTCCGGCTCTCAGACGCTTTCCACCAGACATGTTTCCCAGGCGAGACCGGGCTGAACCAAGTCACTGGCGTCCTTCATCAGATATGGTGGGGACAGGCGCCTCTAACGGGGGTGACACGATAATGTTGACACCCTCTTCCGAGATGATCCTGCGTCGCGACGCCGCGCAGGCATCGCTCGATCATTTCGGCGGCAAGGACCATGACTGGGGGACGGTCGACTGCGGCCGGCTCGTAGCGTGGCATCTCCGCCAGTTCGCCGTCAAACCCAAGCTCCATCGTTTCGGCCGCTATCGGTCGGCACGCGGAGCCCTGACGGCGCTGCGCCGCGCCGGCTTCCAATCGATGGCGGAAGTTATGGACGATCTCGGCCTGCGCCGTATCGCGCCAGCGGAGGCGCGCGTTGCCGACCTAGTGTCGGGCGACGGCATCGATCCTTTCGGCGCGGTCGGCATATATCTGGGCAACGAGGTGCTGCTCGGCTTCTGTGAGGGCGTCCCGCAGGCAACCACGCTCCGCCGGACGGCGGATACGCTCACCGCCGCATGGAGCGTGATCTAGCATGGGCCACTTCCTGCGCACCGCCGTCGAGGTGGTCGGCATCGCCGTAGCCATCGCAGCCGCCATCCCGAGCGGCGGCACGTCCCTGCTGGCGGCCGGCCTGGGCGTCACGGCCTCGACGGCCTCGCTGATCGCGGTCGGCACCGAGGTTGCCGTCGCCGGCTTCGAGGCGATCACCGCGAAGAAGCCGACCTCGCTGGCCAATCCGATGGACTGGCAGTCGAATCCCGAAGCCGGCATCCCGCATATCGCGGGCCGCATGTATTTCGGCGGACAGATTGTCTACCGGCAGACCTTCGGCAAGGACAACGTCAACGAGACGATCAACACGGTCTATTCGACCGGGCCGATCAAAGGCTTCGAAGGCTATTACGTCAGCGGTGTGCTCGCGGCGATCGACGCCGGCGGTCACCCGGCAATCACCGACGGTGAGAAGGTCTACGTCGCGACGCAGCTTGGCGCCCAGCCGGAAGCTGCGGCGCTGGGCGGCACCAACAATCCCGGCATCACACCCGCGTCGAAGATTTCCGGCCGCGCAGCATCCACGCAGACTTTCAGCTACGACACGAAGGGCGGAAGCACGCTTACGACGGAGCCACAAACCGGCTTCGTCATCCTCGGCACGCCCGTATACGACCCCAGAAAAGACAGCACCTATCCAGGCGGAAATGGGCCACAGCGCTGGAACGACGAGACGACTTGGAGCTTCACCGGGTACGATAATCCCGGCCTGAAAGCCCTCTCGTACCTGATCGGCTACCGGAACAACGGCATCGTCGTGATCGGCGTAGGGCTGCCCTTCTCGTCGATCATCGCCAGCCAGCTCGTCGAGATGGCGAACGTCTGTGACGCCAATGGATGGACCATGGCCGGCGTTATCTTCTCCACCGATCAGAAGTGGGGAATCTACTCGCAGATCCTGCAGGCTGGCGGCGGGACACCGCTCCACACCGGCGCGCTCACGGGATGCTTGGTCAATACCCCGAAGGTCAGCCTCGCGACCTTCGAGATCGACGACATCCTCGGCGATTGGAGCGTGCAAGGTAGCCAATCGCGGCGCGCACGTATCAATTCGGTCGTGCCCCGCTACATGGCCGAGCAGAGCATCGTCAACGAAACGACAGACTCGCACGGCAATGTCACCCTCCAGACGGTCGTGACCTGGGGGATGGCGACCGCCGGCAAGATCGTCGTGCCGGACTATGTAACGGAAGACGGCGGCGAGCGGCAGAAGGGGATCGACTATCCCTTCGTCACTGGCGTCTCGACCAACGACAACGCACCAAACCAGGTGGCGCAGCTGGCGAGATACGACATCGAGAACGCGCGCGAGTTCGGCCCGGTAAAGATCAACATGAAGCCCCGATGGATGGGATACCGGGCAGGCGACGTCATCACCGGTGGCGCGAGCCTGCACGAACTTGGCCTAGTTGGGCAGGACATCATGCTCCTGAACCGTCAGTTCAATCCTTCGAATTACACCGTCTCGATGACGGCGCGTAGTGAGACCGCCGCAAAGCACGCGTTCGCGCTCGGCCAGACGACGACGGCGCCCCCGACACCGATGTTGAGCGGGCCGCCCCTGATCCCGGTGCCGAGCGCGAACAGCTGGGCGATCGTCTCCGAGACGGTGTCCGCGAACGGCACAACGATCCCGGCGCTAGTCATTCAGGGCGCCACCGACAGCAGCGTCATCTCCGGTGTCGTCTTCGAATATCGCGAGTCGACCGGTCAGCAGGACGATGGAGCGGACTGGATCAGCGCGGGCATCAACGCTCCCGGCGCCGAGACGAAGGCGATCACCGGCGTAAAAGACGGCACCGAATATCAATGCGCCGTCAGCTACCAGACCGTCTCTGGCACCGGCTCGCGCCTGATCCTTGGTCCTGTCGTTGCGGGACAGACGTCCGTCCCTTGGGAATCGGGCGTCACCGGACCCGGCAAGCCTGAGGATGGCGCCACGGTTGGAGCGCCCGACGGCACCCCGGTCGGCGATAGGAATGCGCAGGACGTAACCGCTTCCTTGGACTTGAACGCGCAGGGGATCATCGAGCAGGGCTTGCGCCAGGACGACGCGCAGACCGTGTTGGATGCCCGCACCTTTGTGGCAGGGCAGCCGATCAACACTGTTTTCGAGACGTTTCAAAACACTCAGATCGATCAGAACAACCTGGTGAACAGCTCGCTGGCGCTGCTCGGTGGAAAGTCACCGGATGGCACTGCCTGGGATCTGGCGCTCGATACAGTGCGCATCGGACCAAGCGAGACATTGGCCCAGCGCTTCACCGAGATAGGTGCGACGAATGGAACGCTGACAGCGACGGTGGAGAGCCTGCAGGAAGCCGTCGTCGGGGCGGATGGATCGGCTACGGCGCGCGCGGTTCTTTCTCTGGACGTCAATGGGTTCGTGTCCGGTTTCGTCACCACGAACAATGGGACCAACAGCAGCTTCGACATTCTCGCGACCCACTTCTCGATCGTCGATCCGAACAGCGGCACGCCATATACCGTGTTCGACATCACGGACGGCATCGTCACGATGCACAATGTCCAGGTTGACACGCTCGCAGCCGGCAGTGTGACGATCGACGGTATCGCTACTGGCCTAACGAACGTCGTCTCGTTCAATGCGGACGACGTCATGATCGATAGCTCCGAGACGACGTTGATCGAAACCGATGCTTTCATGCTGGGCGATAGTATTGCCGGCAACGGGATGGCGACCATCACCTTCCTGCAAGACAGTCTTACCGTACGCGATACCTTCGTCCGCTTCCGCGTATACGTCGATTATGGCGACGGACATGGGTACATAAACAAGCGCGACAGAATTGAAGGTATTCAGACCGCCAGCGGCAATACCTACTGGGCCAAGTCCGTTTCGTTTCCACTGCTCATTGTGGCAACCAGCCCAGTCAAAATCAAGGTCACCGGCACGGGTGTGCAGGTCAATGGCGGCGGCGTAACCAGCGGCTCATACGCCCGCAACATCGAGATCGATGTGTTGAAACTCGGAAGATAGGGGATGCAACGATGACAAGCACGCCCCCCACGATCTCTGACCTCCTTGACCAAGTCTCGGCGCTGCTCGGACGGCGCAACCTGACCCAGCAAGAGGTGCAGGCGTGGTGGAACGGTGCTGCCAACGGCGGCCCGAACAACGATGGCGAGTTTCCGTTCACGGATAGCGCGGGCTTCGTGCGCTTACTTCCTTCGCCGGCAAAGGTGCAGGCCGAGTTCCTTGGCGCCCCGATCTTCGACGGCAGGGTATTGCAGTCGTCGAACCTCATTGCACCGCTTGTTCTGAACGGTGTCGCCTACGCGGACACCTATCCCGGCATCGTGCATGGCGCCCTCGCTGATGCAGCGGCTCGGACAGCGAATGGCGCGGCGATCCAGAGCTTTCTAGCCTGGTGCGTTGCGAACAACGCGGGTGCCAAGTTCGGACCCTATGTCTACGAGTATATCTCGGAACAGACCGAGGGGGCATACCATACCGGGCTCCAAGTGCCCTTCGCGTTGCGGATGTTCGAGGGCACCGTCGCCGGCACCACGGATGGAACGCAGTTCAAGCAGTTCGCCGTGAATTACCCGGCGCTGACCCTCGGCTCCGTCCTGAATGACGCTAGCAAATACGGTTATTCGTGGCGGTTCGGCGACTTTACGGCTGGATTCGGAGTAGACCAGACAGGTCAGCAGCAGGCGATCGGCCTACTCGTCGGTACGGCGTGCTTCGGCAACATGTATCGCTTCGGCGCGCTGGATCATAACAGTGAGGATTATTTCGATCCGTGGATCTCGGCCGCATTTGGCCTGCCGGATGGCACCAGCGGGCCGTTCTTCTCGATGTCGGTGTCCGGCTTCTGCAAGTTCGGCGGCGCTCAATACAGTTGCTACATGCACCTGGCGGCGGGCACGGGTAATTCGTTCGAGCATATTTACTGCGGCGGTGGCGGCCCGACCAACCGGACGACATGCGAGACGACGCCCGTGATCATCTCGCCGGCTACCACGCAGATGTGGGGCTCGATCCAGCAGATGAACATCGAATGGTTCGACATAACATTCGGGGGCGCTCTGGGGGTTGGCGCGTCCGGCGTCGTGATCCAGACGCTCCATGTCGAAGGCAATCACCACAAGGGGTTCAACCCCAGCTGCATCAGCGGCAGCGGTCAGCTTCAGATCGGCACCATGCAATGGACCGACAACTACGTCGAAGCTAATGCCGGCTCGCAATTCTACATGTTCTCGGTCTTCGCCGAGCCCACGGCGTCTATTCACGTAAACGTGCTCGAGATGGTCCTGTCGGGGCAGTCGCCGACGAACGGCCACTGCGACATGCCGATAATCCTAGCTGCAGAGCAATACACCACCGTGCCGCCTGGGGTTCAGCCAAAGGAGCCGTGGAACGGCCGCATTGTCATAGACTTCGCCTACGCGGATAACATGGCCGGGCTCACGCCCGGCAATTACATCTGGGACAATTTTGGCACCGTGGGCGAGCTAACCGGCGGCTCTCCGCCAGGGCCCGGCCAGGACGGCTACATCCTGTCGTGGGAAGGTGTTGACTGCCGCCCCATTTGGCCGATGCCGCTCAAATCTGCGCAGATCAATTACACCACGGTCGACAACCCGCAGGTGTGGGCGGCCTACGGTAACGCCAAGCTGCACATCCAAGGGCCGGTCACGGCCGACAAGCAGATCCAGCTCAAGGATTTCTTTTCCTTCGATTTTAACGTCCCTCGCCAGATCGGCAGTACGGTAACGATTAGCCGGGCCGATACCGGAGCAGGCGACGTCCAGGTCGTCGGAGACGCGGTCTACCCGGCTACGCCGGCCTTGCTTCACACCTTTGAGGGCGGCTCGTCTCAAGCGAACGCCATAGTGTGCGTCTGGACGGGCACGGACTGGAATGTCCACACGTATCCGTGACGCCCGGCGTCGTCGCCGCGGCGTTCGCCTAAGCCTAAGTGGAGATTGAGATGTCGAACCTTTTGAGGTCGGGCGCGTGATGCGCGCCGGCTCGACCGTCAGTGCGAAGATTTCCGCGATCAGCACGACCATGTCGCCCTTCCCGACGAGCTTCAACAATGATGGTTGGCTCTACGGCCTGTCGTTCTTCTCGCTGCTCTGGCTGGCGATGCTCAATAGCGTGATCTTTGGATGGATGGTGCGGGACATCTGGCGGTGCCGCTTCCGCGATCACCCGACAAGCCTCGCCTTCCTGCTCCGCCTGATCTTCGCGATCATTCCGATGGTCGGCCTCGTCCGGCTCGTCCCACAGCTGCTCTATATGGCGCTCTACGGTGAGGTCACCGGCGAGACGATGGCGACGCTTCTTCATGTCGTCCGGGTGGGTGACAATCTGGCGTTGCCGCTCGGCGGCAGCTGGATGCTGCTGCTCGCGATGATCTATTACCACCTGTTCCTGCAGCTTTCCTCGCCCGATGCCAGGCGAGCGCATGTGTTCGCTCCTGCCTCCGTCTGGCCGCGCCTTGGACGCGCTGCGCTCATCACCGTAATTGTCGGCTTCATCGCGTGTCTCATGGCAATCGCGAAGGGGCAAATGGGCGCTCATGCGGGATGAGCCCCGTAGCCGCCCGCGCCGCTGGGCTCATCTGCACCGGGTGTGTGTCCTTCATCGGGCTCGACTTCCGATTGGCGCCTGTCCTGATCGCCGTATCGACCGCCGCGCTCATCCGCGTGCCGCTGTTCAAGCCAAAGGCGCGGTGGCTGGCCGAGCTTAGCTTTACCGTCGTCGGCATGATCGGCGCCTTCGCCGTGACCATCGATCAGTCCTATGGCCCAGGCAAGGCGTTCGCGACCGGCATCGTCTTCGGCGGCGCTGCTTCTTCCCTGCTCGAGATAGGGAAAAGCGCGTTCATGGCGATGGTTCAAGAGCGCTTCCAGGCAGCTGGCCGCACCCTGTTCGGCATCAAGGGGCCCTAACGAAAAGGGCCCCGCCACAACAGTGAGCGGGGCCAGGTCTTTCCCAAGGGACCGGTGGAAGTCTCCATCTGGTCCGGAACAAAAACCAGCGACAAGATCGGAGGTTTCCATGACCCCACTCGCATGGGGGCGCAAAGTCGCGCCCGCATTCCGTGACCGCGTGCGCGCGATTGCCGACGGTCTTGGTTGCTCAGCTTCCGACCTCATGGCGTGCATGGCATGGGAAACCGGCCAGACCTTCTCTGCTTCGGTGCGCAACGGCGCCGGCAGCGGAGCGGTCGGGCTGATCCAGTTCATGCCGCAGACGGCCGGCCAGCTGCACACCACCACGGCCAAGCTCGCTGCCATGACCGCGCTCGCGCAGCTGGACTATGTAGACCTCTATTTCCGCCCTTGGCGCGGGAAGCTCCACAACCTCGGCGATCTCTACTGCGCGATCCTCTGGCCGGCCGGCGTCGGCAAGCCGGACACCGCGATCCTGTTCGAGAAGGGCGGCGATCACCCCAAGCTCTACCTGCAGAACGCCGGGCTCGATCTCAACCATGACGGCGACATCACGCGCGGCGAGGTGACGGCGAAGGTGCGGGCGCTGCTCGTCGAGGGTCTGCTGCCGCTGAACGCGGCATGAGACGCACCCGAACCTGCTCACACCATACCAGAGGAGATTACCATGACGATCAAGCCCCCCGGCTGGCCGGACGCGCGCGGCTGGGTGATGATCGCCAGCTTCACGCTGGTGCTGATCATCCTGCTCATGATCTGGACGGTGCCGGATCTCCGCGATGACGAGTTCTTCAAGAACCTCGCTATCCTGATCGTCGGCACCGCCTGGATCAACGGCGCGGTGTCGTGGGCCTTCGCCGCAACCAAACAGGGCGGCGAGCTCGCCGACCGCAACGCCAGCCTCGTCGAGCAGCAGGCCAAGGCCTCACCCCCGATCTCTGACCCAAACCCCCAAGCCTGAAGGAGAATTACCATGCCCAAGATGCGCGCGAAGATGACGATCGCTTCCGTGACGAAGCACGCCAACTGCGAGACGCTGAAGTTCCACGCGGTCAGCGCGAAGAGCTATCCGGCGGACGGCTCGGACGAGGACAACACCTACGCGAAATATTCGCCGTCGGCGTCGTTGGAAATCACGATCGCCAATCCGGCACTGCTGGGTGCGTTCGAGCCCGAGCAGACCTTCGCCGGCAGCCTGACCGCCGGCGCCAGCCTCGAACCCACACGAACGGAGAACGACATGAGCCTCGGAAAAGACATCGCCAAGGTGCTCGGCATTATCGCCGGCATCTTCATCCCCGGCGCCAATAAGGACGTCACCAACCTAACGCACACGATCCAGCAGGACGTCGCTGACTGGGCCGGTGCCGCTGCCAAGGATCTGGCTGCCAAGCTCGCGCTCGACACGTCGGGCATGAGCGGCGCCGACAAGATTTTCGCGATTGCCAAGGCTCTGGTCGAGACGGCCGAAGCGAAAGGCATCAAGGCAGACGCTGACATCCTGTTCGCGGTGCTGCTCGATGTCGCCCAGGCGGCCTATCGCGCGACGCTGCCGAACTTTGATAGCGCGATCGTCGCAGTCGCGGCGGCGTTCAGCACGAACCCCCTTGTCGGCACCATCGCCGAGCTCGTCGGCGAGACTGTCGAAGCCCTGCTCCAGAAGTGGGGCGGCCCCTCGCCGGCGAGCACAGCGCCGGCGCAGGTCGCTACCGCCGCCTGATGGAAACCGCCAATGTGATCAGCGCCGGCCCGGCCGAACATCCGGAGTCCGGCGCCGATCTCATGCGCATCCTCGTGAACCGGCCGTGGGCTGTCGCTGGAGAGCGATGGCCCGCGACCGAACTATGGGCTCAGCGGGACATGCCGGAGCCCGTGACCGGCGAGGCGATCCAGTGGGATCACCGCCACGTCTGGCTGCGCGGCGTCCGCTACCGGAAGCTCGAAGACGACCGCAACCCGTCCGCACCGCTGCACTGATCTGACCCCTCGAAAGGACTGAACGATGAAGATGCTCGATCGGGCAGGCTTGGCCTTGCTCGCCCTCTTCGCCTGCCTGTGCGGCCCGCCAGCCTATGCGCAGCACGCCACTACCTCTGTCGCACCATCCGGCTATGCGCCGGAACAGACGTGCGTCACCTGGTCCGGCGACACCATCGGGTCAGGCTCGCTGATCCCGTGCGGCACCGGCTCGGGTGGTGGATCGACAGGCCCCACCAAGGCGACATCGACGCCCACCAGCGGCACGATCACCACGGCGAACGCCTATCAGTCGATCCTAGCTGCCGCACCGACCCGCAACGGCTGCCTCATCCAGAACCGGTCGGCGGATAGCCTCAAGGCATTTCTCGGCGCGCCTGGCTCTGCAACCGATGCCACGTCGGTCTCAATCCCGGCCGGCGGCTCGTTCTCCTGCAACTCGCCTGGGCTCGTCGTAACCGACCAGATCAGCCTGACCGGCCCGACTACGGGCGACGCCTTCACCGTGGTATCGCAGTGATGCGCCGCCTCATCCTCGCAGCGCTGATCGCGCTCGGCTTCGCGAATGGCGCTGTGGCGCAGACGGTCACGGCGGCCGGCAGCACCGCAGTCGCATTCGGTACGCAAGCGCTCGGCCAAGTCACCAACGGCTGCTATTTCAACGATCAGCCGCCCGTGGCTGCAGCCGCCTATATTAACAGCATCACCGCGCACGACGTGTTCGACGACATTGCATCGTTTCAGGTGGTCTATCCGAACTGGAGCGGAACAAGTGGTGAGGCGTCCCTTGGCACTGCCGGGGGCTCGATCAACGTGGTGGCAGAGGTCGGTGGCGTCCTCTATCCCGTGACCTTCGGGGGAGTTTCGTCGCCGACGATGGGTGGTGCTGCCTCTCTCAAAATCAGCGATCCAATAGTCGCTCCCGTGAAGCGCGGCAGCCGGATTTATCTGCACGTCCAGGTGAATTATCCGGGCGGTGTTCCGTTCATGTCGAAATCGATCGCCATACGGGGTGAGCGGTCGGAATATTCCTCGTCCGCGCTAACCAGCCGGCAGGGCCAAACGGTAGCGCAGGCAATCACGGCTGGGTGGGGCAATCCGACTGGCTCTGGCGCCATTTTTCGCCCGGTCGCGATTATCGCGCAGACGCGCATGAACTCGCTCGGCATCGTTGGAACTTCGCGGCAAGCTATTCCGAACAGTTCGTCCAGCGACACGGCCTATTCGTCCGTTGGCGATCCCACCGGCAATATGGGCGAGATCGCACGTTCTACCGGCAGTGCGGCTCCCGTATTGTCGCTCGCGGTCAGCGGTTCGACGCTGCAAAACTATCTTGGTTCGCACACGTTGAAGGATCAGGTGCTCGCGTGGGTGACGCATATCGCCACCGACTATACCGGTATCAACGATATTACTGTCGCTAACCGAACCGGCGCCCAGGTCGTTACCGACATGGGGACGTTCGCAGCGCTCTACTCGGCAACCAAGCCGGTCTATTTCGTCACGTCGGCGCCGCTGTCCACGAGTACCGATGGCTTCGCGACAACTGCCAACCAGACGGCAACGACGTTTAATGCACAGCTTACTATCGCGGCAGAGGCGGTTCGCGCAGGCATTTCGGGCGCATCGGGCTATTTCGACGTTCGCGCGCTGCTTAGCACGGGGCGCAACACCGATGTCTGGCTGGCAGACGGCACGGCAGGCAAGTGGACCGGAGATGGCATCCACGAAACGACCTACGCCAACAAGATGATCCAGGCGTCTGGGATCGTCCGGATACCCGGCATCAACGCCGGCAATGTATATCGGCCATGAGCCCGCGCCGCTTCCGCGATCTGCCCGCGCTCAGATGGGCGGTGCTGGGGTGCGCGCTGTTTTGGGCGGTGCTGATCATTAGCGTTGCCCATGCGTTACGCCCGCATGGACACGCTTAAGCCACCCGCAGAGATGACGGACCAAGAGCTTCTACGCGAGTGGGAGTGCATCGACTGCGATACGGAGAACAAGGTGCGCACCGAGGAATTGGTGGCTGAGCTAGAGAAGCGTCAGATCGACATCTGATCGGGCGCCGCTGAGAGCGGAAAAAAGCCCCGCAGTCCATGCGGACGCGGGGCCAGTTAGGGGTGCATCGGAGAGCGATGCGCGCGCCCTATGCCACGCTGCGAATTGCAACGGAAACAGTTTGGTTGAGCCCGGCTGTTAGGTCGGATACCGGGCTCAAGAACGGAATAGCGCGAAGCGGTTAAGGCAAGGACGTGTGGGTGACCTTTGATACGAATGGGCAAGGCGCATAACTAGACCGCGCCGCCCGTGCGCCGAGGTATGCGCAGGCTTCTATCCTCGACCCGAACCGGACGGCTTCTCGAGAAGATTTGCAGCTGCCCAAAGTTCAGATGCGACTTGCTCGTCACCTTGCTCATATAGGCGGGCCAGCTCCCGCAGGATCGCAACAAACTCAGCGGCCTGTGCAGGCGGGAGATTCCCGCTCGCCTTCATCTGCATAGCTAGCCCGGCTGACAGCTTAACGAGCAAGCCCGTCACCGTTGCGATGCCAAGCAGTGCCTCGTCGCCGTATTTTTCGCCCATCCCCATCTCCCTGTCCCGGCATTGCTAAGCCGAGCGGGCGGTAGGGGTCAATGTGGGGTAGATGCAAAAAGCCCCGCCTCGGGGGGCGTTGAGGCGGGGCTAGCCGTGTCACGAGATGTGACCCGGCATTTATCGCCCGACATGGTTAAAGAAGTGTTGAGGCTAAGGCCCCGCCTATCGAGCGGGCGCAAGGCAGGCGGGGCCGGCACCAGCTAAGCGCCGCCGCTTCAACGCGCCGGGGTGGATCGGGTTGCGGGGGGCGAAGAGCCCGCCAATCAGCCCGCACGAAAAAAACCCCGCCTGCCGGGTGAGGGGCAGACGGGGTGGGAGCGACGCCAAGGGTTCAGGCGCCGAGCCGGATAATGGCATAGGTTGGGGAATGGAGGAAGGGCCGCCTAATTGGGGCGGGGGTGGGAGCGCTGCGGTAGAGTGGTTGTTACCGAGGAATCAGACCGAGGGTCTTCAGGCGGATTTCCATCGCCGGCTTGGAAACCCGGAACTCCTTAGCAAGAAAGGCCGGGTCTGAGTTATCGGCGAACTTCGCCTTCACGAGATCGGCTGGCATGATGATCTGCGCGGCCATGCCGTTGGCCTGAACCTCATGATGCGGGGAGAACAGGGTATTCCCACCGGACGAAGGCCCATCCCAAAGCCGATCAGTATGACGATTCATTCGCTCCCCGTGGTCCATAAGGTCACGGTGCATCAGATAATGAGCCAGCTCATGGGCTGCGGTGAAGCGCTTGCGGACCTCGGAATCCCAGTGGTTCACGACGACGGTATATTGGTCACCGTTGCGCTCGATATACCCAGATTCTCCGGTTGTGATCGGAGCTTCCTCATATTCAATGCCAAGGTCACGGAACATTCCGGCGAGATCGACGGGAGCGTTCGCGGAGTGACGCGCAACAACATGCAGTTCACTGTCCATCGCTTGTCTCCTTTCCCATGGCATCGGTCAAATTCACATTGTCCGATGTCGGTATAGCAGCCTCGCGATTCAATGTCTTTAACGTGTCGGTCGCGACGCGCAGAACGAGGGACGGCGCGATCTTCCTGATCTCGGCCTCAGCGACATCTTGGGCTACCTCTTCGGCCTTCTCTTTTGTGAGCCCGCGCAATGCCCAAAATCCGTAGAGTGCGGCTATGCCAAAAAGTGTCTGGAATACCGTCATGGCGACGGCGATGTGATCGAAGTCAGGCTTCCCGTGATCCTGCCACAGCCAGAGCAAGCCAGCAGTGTCGAAAATCACCACGATCATACCGACATGCAGGATATACCCTTGTTGAGCGACCAGGGTCTCAAGATGCTTGATGCGACGTTCCAAACCTCACTCCTCCCCGCTTCGCAGCCCCCTCACCTTCCCCAGCCGGGGTTACTGTGGCCCGCTAACTGTCCAGCGCTTTACCGCCGTTTCGATTTGCGATGGCGTTTCCTTGACCGTGATTGATCCTCCGCCCGACGCAGTGATGAAACTCCCGCCTTCTACCGGCTTGATCGCGAAGATGTGGAACGGGTTGATGATAATCGGCGTGCCGTCGAAGAGTGTCAGGTGGATCATGCGCGGCAACCTATCGCTCGAACGCCGAGAGTCCACCCCGCCGTAATCCCCACGCACGCCCCCGCGCATCGTGGCGTCCGCTATGGCGCTGCAAAATACGAGGCGCCCATGCCACGTCCAATGATCAGGGCGCCTCGCCAAGTTCTCGAATGCCGTACGGCCGAAAGGGGATAAGGTCCGGCGGCTGACGTTGGTCTAGCCTCTGTTTTGGAACATAGCGCCAACATCGATTAGTTATGGATCACCAAACCGTGGCGCCCATTTCCTCCAGCCAAGAGGAAGAGCGGTCATCCTCGATCATGTCGATCATTCGGCGGCCGTCTTCGTCACCCAAGTCCTCGTCCAATGACCGCGGGCCGAACTTGCTGGCGTACCGCTCCAAGACCTTATTGCCGAAGCGCCTCGCTTCGGTCGCGATCTCGTTGAGTGGAACGTGCCCTTCCAGCACGGCCAGCATCATATCTGACGCCGCATCCTCGGCGATGTCCTCAGGCAGGCGCCTACCAACAGCAGAAACGATCCGGGTACGCACCTGCTCCATATCGATCTGCCGACGCATGGGCTTGGCGCCGCGTCGCGAGAAATTTGCCGGGAGGTTACGGCGCTCGCGCCATTGGCGGACTGACCCTTTGCCGACTTTTTGCTCTCTGGCGATGCGTCCGTCGCTCCAGCCCAGATCGTAGAGTAGTGTACGTGCCTCACAGAGCGGGGCCTTTGGTCCTCGCCCTGATGAATTGACGGCAAGTCCTCGCTCCCGTCGCCATACGATGACGGTATTCGGTCTGATGCCGGTGCGCGCTGCGATCTCCCGATCAGTTAGACCCTGCTCGTATAGCGCCATTTTCGTGTTTTCACGCTCAACGTGCTGCGCGGTAAGTTTCGTAGCCATGCTTCATCTCCTGAAGCCGGCCGGGATGGCCGGCGGCTGGAGAATCTCACAACGACGCCCGCTGGTCGCGACGGTAGGGATAGGTCGTGGCATTTCTGAAGCGAACGCCATCGACGGCGGACGAGCCCCCGCCCAGGGGGTGAGAGGACGGCGCAACCCCGTCGGGCCGCTCCATCGCCACGGCCGTAGAGGCCGCGCCCCAAGCGGTCTTTACCTTGAGGCAATTTTGCCGCCTTATAGCAGGGCGGCGTACCTTGGATTAAACCGATGACCACGAAGGTCGAACTCAGCATAGCAGGCCGGGGGAAGGGCGACGCGCCTCTCCTCTCGGATCTCATTGAGCAAATCCAAGATTTTTTTGAGATGGTCAACGGCGTAGCGGCGTCCATGGCCGGAGATGAGATCGCTCGGTTCGATTGGAAGGTTGTTGGGCTTAGTAAAAACAGCCCTGCGCGCGTAACGGTCGAAGCCATCCCACTACCAGGGCACGCGAATGGTCCGGACATTGCCGCTCGGGCTCGCGACTTCACGACGCTCGGGCTTCGGCAATTGCAAACAAGTGATGTCCGCCCGATTCACTTCAACGATAACGTGATAGAGGCTGCTGACCGGTTCGTGCGTCGCGTGACGCGCGGCTTGGCTGAGACACGTGTCGGGGATGGAGAAGGTCAGGAACTGGCCGTAGCCACGCCCGATGCCATAAAGACGATCGATAACATCACTCTCGTAAGAGAGGCCGATCCAGTTCACCCCTATCGCGAACTCGGCAGTTTTGAAGGCTACATCGAGAACGTCGGAACGGACGGCTGGGGCCGCCCATACATCGTAATCAAGAGTAGAATCAGCGGCGCTGACGTTAAATGTTTCCTATCCGGGGCCGCGCTTATGGCGCTTGAGCAGGAGCCAGTCGCCAACGTGGTCTGGCGCAACCGTCGGGTCACCGCTCTCGGCATTCTAAAGTTTCGCTCCATCGGTAAGCTGAGTCAGGCGGAAGTAACTCAACTCGATTTTGCTGATCCGGCGGAGGTTCTGCCGCAGCTAGCTGACATCATTGATCGTGACTTTACGCACGGCCAAGCGTCCGAGGATTACTTAGAGAGGATCCGCAGTGGCGAAGCCTAGGCGTGTAGGCTGGGATGCGTGCACCTGGATCGCGACGATCATTCAAGAGCAGGCGCCGATAAAGGGCGGCAGCATCGAGGATCGTGCGAAGCTATGCAATCACGTGATCTCGCTGGCGACCTCAAAGCAGGTGGAGATCGCTACGTCGGGACTTTCGCTTGCGGAGGTGTGTCGCGACGAACAAGTCCGGGGCGAAGACAGCGACACGCTGGCGGACTTTTTCCGGAACGAATATATCTTAATCGTTCCAGTCGACCGCTACGTAGGCACGTTGGCCCGCCAGCTGATGCAGGCAGGTCACGCTGGCCTAAAGCCGCCCGACGCCGTACATCTGGCAACGGCTATCGTCGCCGAAGTGGTTGAGTTTCAGACGTTCGACCGCAAGCTGCTGAACCTCGACGGGCAAATTAGGCGCCCTGATGGCAGTATGCTCCGGATATGCAAACCACCAGCGCCACCACCTGA